TAGATTGGGACTTTGATTTTGCTGTTGACAACATAAGACAGCCATTACGTCATATTGATCGTAGTAAGTATGTTAAATTAATTGACAATAAAATTGTAGTTAGATTTCCTTTTAGAAAGTCTGAAATTTGTGATATACAAACGTTTTGTGGAACGGCAGAAGGATATGAACACAAAAAAGGATCTCACCAACATTCGTTTGATTGTAACGAAGTTAACATATTAAATGTAATATCTAAATTTGGACAGAAAGAATTTGATATTGATCAAGAATTATTAGATTGGTACAAAGAATTAAAAGTTATAAAAGATAATCCGCAAGATCATATAAGTGGGATCTTTAATGGACAACTTAAAAATGTTAATAGTAAATTGCAAACAATAATTGATGAAGAAATAGATTCTAATAACATACTACATTTAGTTGACAGAAAATTACGATATGGTTTAAGTGTAACAGAAAAATGGAATTCAACATCACTAGCAGATGAGATAGCACAGCGTGATGGCAAACAGTATATAAGCAAGCCAAGTACAGAGCCTATAAGCCACGTGTTAACTGCATTATGGGAACTAGATAGATTTCCATTACTAGTAATAATAGACACAGATGAAGCAGAAGAACAATTATATGAATGTGCAAATTACTACAGAGATATTTTAAATCCACAAGAACAAAGTGTATTATTTCGGCTAGAAGATAAAAACTCAGGATTCAATCAATTAATTAAAGACAGAAAATTAAATAATTGGGTTGACAAATCTACAAAAGTAGTGTATATTAGTAAGAATAAGTTGCCGAAATTGCTTGTAAAAAATGATTGGAAGCCTACTGCTGTATTATCCTACAACAGTAAGGTGGATAGACATATTGATTTTTATAACAATTTCAATTGTGATTTAATTATATACCGTGAAGAATCATTAAGTCCGTTTAGGAGATATTCAAAATACTATGGCTAGTTGTAAATTAATAATTGAAGATGAAGTAAATATCAAACTAGAAGGACTAGAGGTAGATGTACGAAGGAAACTTGCGAATGCTCTTAAGTTTGAAGTGCCATACGCAAAGCACATGCCACAATATAAACTTGGCCGTTGGGATGGAAAGGTTGCTTTTTTTGGTATTGGCGGTTCTGGCTATGTCAATCATCTTGACGTTGTTAGTGAAGTTTTACAAAAAAATAATGTCCAAATAGTAGACATTGAAGATAAGCGACATCCAATTAAATTAGAATTCAAACCAGTTACAGAACGCTATTGGGCAGACCAAGGTGTTGTGTGGCCAGAAGGACACCCTGCAGAAGGTGAAGATATTATTCTGCGAGATTACCAAGTTGAAGCAATCAACAACTTTATTGCTAATCCACAAAGTCTTCAGCAAATTGCTACAGGCGCAGGCAAAACAATTACAACTGCTACGTTATCACATCTCAGTGAACCTTACGGGCGTAGCATTGTAATTGTGCCTAATAAGTCCTTGGTTGAGCAGACAGAAGAAGACTATGTTAATTGTGGATTAGACGTAGGTGTGTACTTCGGCGACAGAAAGAACCTAGGTAAGACTCATACCATTTGCACTTGGCAAAGTTTAAATATACTTGACAAGAAGCACAAAGACGGCGCTGCGGTACTTTCGCTCGCTGAATTCTTAGAAGGTGTGAGCACTATTATTGTCGACGAAGTACACATGGCGAAAGCAGAAGTTCTTAAGAACTTGCTTACTCGCAACCTACGTAATGCTCCAATACGCTGGGGATTAACCGGCACAGTGCCTAGAGAGAAGTTTGAATTTGAAAGTATTCATGCTAGTCTAGGTCCTGTTATTGGAGCAATTACAGCTAAAGAACTACAAGACAAAGGTGTACTATCACAATGTCATGTTAACGTAGTTCAACTAATTGACACAGTTGCACATAGAGATTATCAAGGAGAACTAAAGTATCTAACATCAGATCCAGAGCGTTTAGAATATATTGGTAAGATGATGAACAGTGTATCACAATCAGGCAATACTCTAATTCTTGTAGATAGAATTAGTGCAGGCGAAACCTTAGCAGAACTAATACCCGGAAGCACTTTTGTAAGTGGAAGTGTAAAAGTAAAAGATAGGAAAGAAACTTATGACACAATACGTGAAGGTACTAATGAAGTTATTATCGCAACCTATGGCGTTGCTGCCGTGGGTCTTAACATTCCTCGTATTTTTAACTTGGTTCTTTTGGAGCCTGGAAAGAGCTTTGTAAGAGTAATTCAATCTATTGGTAGAGGCGTAAGAAAGGCAAAAGACAAAGACTTCGTACAAATATGGGACTTGACATCAACATGCAAGTTTGCGAAGCGACATCTAACTCAACGTAAGAAATTTTACAAAGAAGCAGAGTATCCATTTACAATCGAAAAAGTGGACTGGAATTAAATGAGAATATTAACATTAGAAAACAAGTGTTTCAATTTAGACGACCTACCAGAAACTATAGAAGAAGATGTACGTTTTAGCGTATTAGATAATTCAGATCCAAAAAATCCTGACTTCTTCTTTGTGCCTTTAATTTTCTTAGAAAGTTTTAGCGCACCGGCTATGGTATTAGATATTGGTGGCAAAGAAGTCACAGTACCTGTAGACTGGAGTGTTGCAGTAGGTTGTAGCGAAAGCGGCAATGACTTAGAAGTATTGCCATTAACAAGTATTAACGATAGAGGCTTTGAAGCATTTCTGTTTAATCCTTTAAGTAGTTTTAAAACAGATTTTGCTGAAATAAAAATTACTAATTTTTACACAGATGTAAAATGGTACTTTCCAAAGATGAAGAACGGACAACTATTAAGTGTTCCTATTACTGAAGGTAACGATCCGTTGTGTGCATTCTTTGTCAAAGATATTAGCAGACAATGCGAAGTAATAGAATATAGTTTATTAATGTAAGGATAGATAAATGAAGGCAGGAAAAATTTGGGGACAGACAGAGCTGATCCATGCAAACGGTGTATTAGAATTTCACCGTATTGAATATAAAGCAGGATACAAATGTTCTGAACATGCACACGAATTTAAATGGAACGGATTCTTCGTTGAATCGGGCAAGATGATTGTTCGAGTTTGGCAAGATGATCAAGGACTAGTTGATGAAACTATTCTTGAAGCAGGGGACTTTACACAAGTGAAGCCCGGAAAAATTCACCAGTTTGAAGGTTTGGAAGATGGTGTCGCTTTCGAATTATACTGGGCTGAATTCAACCACGACGACATTGTTCGTCGCACCTCAGGCACCGAAGTGAAAGGAAAATAATGTTTAAAAACATCGATAAGAAAATGATGCTGAAACTTGCAATTCTGCAGGTGGTAGTAGTCGTTATCTCCAACGCCCTAGTTTCTATACCTGTAGAAATTTTTGGTGTTAAACTAACGTGGGCTGCATTTACGTTCCCATTAGTTATTCTAGCAACTGACTTGACAGTACGTATGTTAGGTAAGAACATTGCTCGAGCAACTATCGCAGCAGCATATCCGTTAGCCATTATTGGCTCAATTGCAGTTGTAATGTTAGAAGGCGCACCTCAGAGTGTTGCACTACGTATTGGCTTTGCAAGTGCTACAGCATATGCAGTTGGTACAATGCTAGACGTGTATGTATTCCAATACTTACGTGAAAAGTATCGTGCATGGTGGTTAGCACCGGCGTTGTCTACAGTTATTGCAAATGTAATTGATAGTTATACATTCTTCTTTGTTGCGTTTAATAATTCAGCAGATGAGTATATGGCAGCAAACTGGATGGAGATTGCAGGATCACAAACTGTACTTAAAATCGCAGTAGGCTTAATTATATTCCTACCAGCTTATGGCGTACTACTACGCTACTTAAATGGTAGACTACAAGAGAATGCTGATGGGTAATTTATTGCCCAATGAAGCAATAGCATATGAGCGTAGCGACGGTGTTGTCTACGCTCATTACCCCAACAACCCCGATATCGATCGTTGGATTGTAGGCGGTGATCCTGCAGGTGTAGCAAGAGCTCAGGGCGATTTAATAAGCTATAGTGAATGGCAAGAACTGTGCGAGCTATCAGAAAGCTACCCTACACTAAGGAAGTTACTAGATACGCTAGTAACAACTTACTACACAATCAAGGAGCACAAATGAAAGTAAACATTGAAGACATAGGCGGTGAGGTTGTTAAACAAGATGAAAGATATGTTGTTAAAGATAATACAACACTAAATAATCTTGCTGTAAGTAGCACCCGACTACAACCAAGAAAAGCAACATCTGGCCATAGCCATGCAGGACAAGAAGAAGTTTATTACTTCATCAAAGGAACTGGCAAAATGGAATTAGATGATGATATAATTAAAGTAGAACCAGGCGATGTAGTACTAATTGAAGATGGTGTATTTCATCGTGTACATGCAGGTATGAATGAGGAATTATATTTTGTGTGCGTATTTGACGGAGGACGAAAACATTGAGAATTATTGCAGGGCCATGTCAACACGAAGGTCTAGCACAGTCAGCAGAGATTGCTAAAGAGTGCAAACGTGTATGTGACAAATATGGAATTGACTATTACTTTAAAGCAAGTTTTGACAAAGCTAATCGTAGTAGTATAAACGGAGAACGTGGTGTTGGAATAAATGCAACACTAAATGATTTTTTAGCATTAAAAGATACGTTAGGTGTAAAGACACTTACAGATGTACATGACCATGTACAAATAGCCCGTATTGAACGAGAATTTAAATATGCAGTTGATGTCTATCAGATTCCTGCATTTTTGTGTAGACAGACTGATTTACTAAAAGCAGCTTGTGCTACAGATAAAATAATAAATGTAAAGAAAGGTCAGTTTATGGCACCTTGGGATATGGAAGGTGTAATAAGTAAGTGTACTGATGCAAATGAACTTTGGATAACTGAGAGAGGTACAAGTTTTGGCTACAATAATCTTATCGTTGACTTTACTGGTTTGCAGTATATGCTCGATACTTATGAACATGATATCGTTTTGGATGTTACGCACTCTGTACAAAAACCCGGGGCTAACGGCACTAGCTCAGGTGGCAATCGTGATTACGTGCCTGGGTTGGCTCGTAGTGGGAGTGCTCTTGGGATCAGGAACTTTTTCTTGGAAGTCCATAGTGACCCTGATGTAGCACCAAGCGATGGTCCAAATATGCTTAGGCTAGATGACTTTGAACAAGTTATAGCAGATATAGTAACATACAGTTACCATCCAAATGAAAGACCTATTAAATGAAAACAGCAATCTTAATACCAGCTAGGCTTGCAAGTACACGCCTTCCAAAAAAACCATTAGTAAGACTTAATGGTACAACCTTAGTTCGTAGAGTATACGAAGCGTCTTGTATGAAAATGGATTATGATGTATTTGTATTATCAGATAGTCGTAAAGTTACTGATCTATTTTATCACGAAAGTGTATACTTAGATGATACAGAATATGCAAACGGTACCGAGCGTTGTGCAGGAGCAATTAAAGATCCAATGTTTGACAAGTATGATCAATTCATTAACGTCCAAGGCGATATGCCTGATGTAACAAAACAAATGATCGAACGTTGTATTAAATGGTTGCAGTACTATCCTGTCAGCACTGTGTTTACTACTATGCCTGAAGAAGAACAAAATAATCCTAACTCAGTTAAAATGATACGTGCAGGCGATCAAGCGTTATGGTTTGGCCGAGGCATAACAGGATACGGCGAATGGCACTTAGGTGTTTACGGGTACAAGCGTAATGCATTAGAAATGTATAGTGGACTAGAAGTAACACAAGAAGAACAAGTTGAAAACTTAGAACAATTACGTTGGTTAAAAAATGGTTGGCAAATCGGCTGTTCTAGTGTACAATATAATGGAGTAGAGATAAACACACCTGAGGATGTAACAAAATGGCAGCAGAAAAACTGGCGATAAAAGAAATCCTTAGTTGGATTGACAATGGCGAAAGTGCAATATGGGATCAGTTAGAAGATGAACATAAAAAGCAAATTAGCTTTTGGCTATTGAATAGATACGTAGCAGGTATTAACGGTAGTCGTGAAAAACAAGAACTTGCTGTGTTTAAAACTAACGAATACTACAATAAACATTTTAATGATATCGGTGTTGGTAAAGATTCAGGACATCAAAAACTAATGTGGCAACTGTTGTGTATGAGTGGCAACACAGGCAAGAATGAATTCCATCCTTGGATTGGTTTTAAGAAACGTGACGGTAGCACAGGCAAGGCAATGCAACTATTAGAAAAACTATATCCAAACATGAAAACAGACGAGGTTGAATTACTTGCTAGAATATCTACAAAAAAAGAACTCAAAGCACTTGCAGAGGAACATGAAATTGCAATTAAACTCTAAGCCGTATGTATGTGAATACTGTGGTAGTGGATTTGTAAGAGAAAAAACTCTTATGGTGCATGTCTGCGAAAAGAAGCGTAGAGCATTGCAAAAAGATGAGCGTAGAGTACGCTTAGGATTCTATGCATTTAATCAGTTCTATAAACTAAGTGCAGGTTCAAAGAAAGATAAAACATATGAAGAGTTTTGCAAAAGTAGTTATTATAATGCATTTGTAAAATTTGGTAGTTTCGTATCTAATGTAAAGCCGTTGTATCCTGAGAAGTATATTAACTATGTTGTAACTAGTGGAGTTAAACTTGATCACTGGTGCAGAGAAGAAATGTATGAAACATATGCAACTGAGCTAATTAAAAAAGAAGGTGTTGAAACAGCACTAGAACGCTCGATCAATACTATGGTTGACTGGGCAAGTGAAAACAATAGCATATGGAATCATTATTTTTTATATGCTTCACCTAACAGAGCAGTATGGCATATTAAGGATGGAAAGATTAGTCCTTGGCTTATGTTAAACTGTAAAAGCGGAAAAGAAATGTTAGGTAATTTTAACGACGAACAACTAGGCATGATTTACAATATTGTAGATCCAAAGCATTGGGGCGTTCGTTTTAAACGACAAACATCAGACGTCCAGTTAGTAAAGGACGTTGTAAAGGAAAGTAAACTATGAAACTATTAAAATATCCAGACGAGTTTTTAAGTAAGCAAGTCAAAGCAGTTGATTTAGATAATCCTGGTTTTGATCCTGTAGAACTTAAAAAAGAAATGACAGAACTTATGCTTGCTAGTAACGGAATTGGACTTAGTGCTAATCAAGTTGGACTAGATGCACAAGTGTTTGTTATGGGAGACAGCGTAGAAAATAGTACAATATGTATTAATCCTACAGTACTACAATACACAGAAGAAACTGTAGACGACATTGAAGGCTGTTTAAGTTTTCCTAATATCTATGTTAAAATTAAACGTCCTAAAGAAATACTTGCAGAATGGTATAATGAGAAACTAGAAAAACAAACTGTAAAGATTGAAGGTTATAGTGCCAAGTGTTATCTACATGAACTAGATCATTTACTGGGCATTACGTTTAAGGATCGTGCAAGTAAACTTAAATGGAACATGGCAGAAAAGAAAGCAAGAAAGTTAGCTAAGAGTCATGCGTAAATTAACTGATGGTAGTGAAGTTAACGAACTTACACAAGCCGTTACACTTAGCGTTTATACTAAGTGTCCGCAAAAATGGAAACTGATAGATATGGAAACTGGCGAAGAATATATTGGCAACGTACCAAATCAAGAAGACA